ACTTTTAATGCAGGAACGTTTGAAAATGTTATTAACATGCCCGTTTCACTTACAGGAGTACAGGCTAAGTTTGGACAAGATCTAAGAGTGTGGAGAAAAACAACACAACCAACAAGAACGTTTATTTGGACTTTGGAAAATAAATAAATGGCATTGACTTTTACATCATTGGTTAGCCGTATAAAACAGACAGCGGAAAACGACGGTACAGAATTTGCTGACTCTGTTCCTGATTTTATAGATCGTGCTGAACTGCGTCTTACAAGAGAGATTGACTCGTTAGGTTTAACTAACTTTGCTACAAGTTTCTTTGTACAGGGAGACCCTTTTGTAACCAAACCTGCTACACCTAACAGAGCGTTGGTTATTCGGAATGTAAACTTTACGACATCAACAGGACAACGGACACAGTTGCTTCTTAGAAGTAAAGATTACCTTAACGACTACTGGCGTGACAGGACATCTGTAGGAGTACCGCGTTACTTTGCCAACTTTGGTGCGGAACAGATCCTGATTGCTCCTGCTCCTGTCTCTGCTTATTCAATAGAAATGTCGTATGTAGCACAACCAGCAGCATTAGCTTCCAGCACAAACGAAGAGAATTATTATACCCAGTACTGTGGTAACGCTCTGTTTTATGCGAGTATGGTAGAAGCAACTTATTGGATGAAGAATCCGGCAGCGGCTGCTTACTGGGATCAACAGTATCAACGAGAGGCCATGTACTTAAACAATGAAGCAAGACGGGCAAGACGGGATGACATGGAAATCGCAGATAATCCGGCTGGCGGTTTAAATAACCTGCAACAAGGAACGCAATAACAATGGTTACAACTTACACACCAACAGTAAAGCTGGCTCAACAAGGATCAGGTGAGAATGCGAATACGTGGGGAACTATTCTCAATCAGAATGTTATTGAGATGGTGGACAATGCATTCAGTGCAAACATTTCAGGTTCTATAGATTACGTAAGTGCAGCCGACAAAACTCTGACACGTAACGACGGATTGGGAGATCAAAGTAAACTTACGGTCATAGGAATCACCGGAACTCAAACATCTACTTCAATTGTTAATCTTATTGTTCCAACCTTTACGACTGCCTCTGTTGCCAACGGCGCACAGTGGGCAGGTAAAATGTACATTGTTCGTAATCCAAATGCTTTTTCCGTACAGGTAAAGAATACAGGTAATGTAGGATCAAATGTTCCAAAGAATGCTACGATGGGTGTACTTGCCACACCGACAACTGTTGTCCCATTATTTACCGGATTTGCTGCTACAAGCGCAAAAGACAACACACGGTATATAGCTAATCAATTTGTAGAACGGGTGTCAATCGGAACAAGTACAGCAAGTGATCCGTCTTTTAATTTCGGAAGAATAACACAAAGCTCCATCAGTGCGACAAGTTTTAATAGTGGACTCATAACTAATCTGAGTGCAACCGGATCAGCTACATTTGCTGGTCACACAACATTTTCTTCCGTTGCTACTTTTAATGGAGACGTTTCCGTTAACAAACGAAGCATGTGTGCCATAACTACTATCAAAGCAAGTGCAACAACGACAATTGATTTAAGTCAAACTAATTTCTTTATGATTAAGGCAAGCGGTGCTGTTTCGGGTGCAGTCTCTATTGCTCTTCCTTCTCCTACAAATGGTAAAGTAGGACAGACAGGAGCTATTTATCTTGTTACAGGAGCAAGTGCAGCTAACTCTACTTTCAACTTTCCGACAAGTGCGTGGAAGTTTCCATCTGGAGTTACAATTTCAAAATCAGCCGCTGCTGACTCTGTAGACTTAGTTACTTATTTTGTACGTGATGTCAGCACTGATGGAACCATGAAGGCAATAGATGTAGCAGCTATTAAAAACTTTACAAGTTAAACCATAATGTCAACTGAAACCAGAACAGTTAAATATGATTTCCGACCCGGCATTATGCGAGAATCCACAGAGTATGCCGCTGAAGGTGGGTGGTTTGATGGTAATCGTGTCAGGTTCAGGGACGGTAAACCGGAAAGCATTCGGGGATGGCAAAAGAAAAGTACTTCGTCTTTTATCGGAACCGGAAGAGTTGTTCACAACTGGGCAGCGTTGGACGGGAGAAAATATATTGGTTTTGCGACTGAGCATAAAGCTTATTTGTATACTGCTGGTTTGTTTTATGATATCACTCCTTATGATGTAAGTGTATCCGCTCCTGAAAACTCATGGTTCACCACAGTTACCGGAGCTTTTAATACGGAAAGCGGATCTAGCAGTATCACTGTCAGTGTTAATGCTCACGGTCTTACAACAAATTCATATGTCAATGTATGTGCATGGTCACAAACAAGTGGAGGAACAGGTGCTGGAACGTATCCCGGTGGTATTACTTCAGTCAAAGGAGATTACAGAGTCAGTGTTGTTAATAATAATTCTTTTGTTATTGCTGTAGGAAGTGTTGCGGATGCAACCAGTGCGAGTAAAGGAAAGGCAGCATATGCTGTTCGTCTTCCATCTGGAAGTTCTGTAGCTGCTGGAGGTTTCGGTTACGGGGCTGACACGTATGACGCACAGGCTTTTACGATGACTGCGTATTCCAGTGTGTTTAATTTTGTCAGCGGTGAGACAACCATTACAGTAAGTGTGTCTGACCATAACAGGGCAACAGGCAGTTACGTACAGGTAAGTAACTGGCCGGGAGCAGGGTTGGAAGGGATAACTGACGTTTCCGGTTTCTATGAAGTAAGTGCAATTACGTCCAATGCTTTTCATTTTGTAGCAGGGAGTGCAGCAACAGGAACAGCAACAGGAAAGGGAACAAATATATTTATGGACATTGTTCCTGTTACTGCCTCTAACTATAGAACGTGGAACACACCTTCATCTTCCACTGACATCTTTCTTGATATTCGTGAATGGACGATGGACAACTTTGGAGAAGATCTTGTTCTTAATCCGTATCCGGCTGGGGGAATCTACAGGTGGGATAAAACGTCAGGAGTAGATCAGGTAGCACGACTTGTTTCGGGTGCGCCTGTTTCGTCAAATGGTTTCCTTGTCAGTCCAGTTGCACGGCAGGGAATGTGTCTTGGGGTTACGGATTCTTCAGATGTATTTGATCCTATGCTGGTTCGTTGGTCGTCACAGGAAGACTTGACGGATTGGGTGGAGACAACAACAAATACGGCAGGAAGTATACGGCTGGCAAACGGTTCTGAAATAATGGGAGGTCTTGCTGCTGGTAATCTTATTCTTGTGTGGACAGATGTAGCATTAACGGGTCTGGAGTTTATTGGTGAACCATTTGTGTTTGGAAGCCGACAGCTTGGAACAAACTGTGGTCTGGTAGCCAAACACGCAATGGCTGAGTTTGACGGACGTGTCTACTGGATGGGTGACAGTAACTTCTTTGTTTGGTCAGGACAGGTACAGGTTCTTCCCAGTACGGTAAAGCGTCACGTGTTTGAAGACTTTAACTTTCAGAACAGACGTAAAGTATATTGTGGTGTTAACTCTGAGTTTGGAGAAGTGACGTGGTTGTACCCAAGTAATGACTCTGATGAGTGTGATAAATATGTCACATACAGTCCGTCGCAGAACTACTGGACGTATGGTGAAGCTATCTGGACAACGTGGAATGACAAGAGTATTATAGACAGTATCATTACAACAGGAGCGTCTGTGTCTACAGGAGCAGGAAGTGCTGACAATCATTACCTGTTTGACAACGAACCGCCTGACGTGTTTACAGCAGACGGACAGGATATGCCTGTCTTTATTGAAAGCGGTGAGTTTGATATAGGCGACGGTGACGATATACTGTTTATAGACAGGATTATACCTGACATAAAGGTAAGTGTAGGGAATCTACAGTTAAGTGTTAAAACAAAGTATCATCCGAATGACGTAGTTATAGAGAAAGGCCCATTTGAAATAGACGGAAGTACAAAGTTTATTCGTCCACGTGCAAGAGGAAGAACAGGAAAGATAAGAGTTTCAACAGGTGCAGCAAACACACGGTTTAATGTAGGTTCGATCCGTATGGATGTGATGCAGGATGGAAAGAGGTAAGGCATTGTGGCACAGTATCCGGTGTTTCCCCGTTTTCCTTTTTCTTTTGAAGACAACACCACACGGAAGATGTGGGAGTTAAACGAGAACTGGGCTAACCATTTAAGAGATGCGTTGTACGGACAGGACGCAACGCTTAACCAACGTAAGGTAGAAATAGATAGTAATTCAAGTATACAGGTACAGGGCAGGATAAGAGTGGGAGAACCGACAACAAGTGTAACTCCGGTAGCAGGAGACATGCGGTACGTTTCTTCAACGAATACGTTTCAAGGCTTCGACGGAACAGTTTGGCAGGATTTTCATTAGATGAACAGAACTGATATAGGAAAACAACTAAGTGGTTTTGTGGGACGGGACATTGATTCTCAGTTTGTAAGGCCGCGTCGAAGACTGTATGCAGAAGGAGATACTGTTGCGGAAGAACTTGTAACCAAAACTTTTGAGAACGGAAAGACATGGACTTGGAATCCAGCTAAAGAAAGTGAGCCTGATCCAGCAACCGGACGAACAAAAAAGTATGATGAGGAAGGAAAGCTTTTTGAAACAGGCTTGTCGATATCTAATCAACTTGGAAAGGTAGGAGGTACAAATCTTTTTGGTCAAGCTACTCTTGTTCAACCGGACAAAGAAGCAACAGGACAAAAAGTTCCAGTATCTGTTTCGATTGCAGTGGAGGATTATGGTGATCCAGTAGATAAGCCTTATTCCGGATACACAGGACCAAAGAATGTAGACGAC